TCCACATGTCGTGAAACATGTTGAAGCCTCGCGCCGTACTCTCAAACATGTAGTAGCGCAGCGGGTTGGTTTCAGCCAAGGACGCAAGCAGTGACGCCAAGCCTTCTTCGTCGCCCCATGAAGACGTTTCCGTGCCATGCAAGAAGGTAATGCCCTTGCCTCGACCCAACCCACCTTTGGCTCTGGTGCCTGCCACTTGGTAGAACATGCGGCTTCTGTTTTGCAGCACCAACTGATTGCGGTTGTGACTCATCAGCGGAATCTTGTACTGCTTGGGCAGGCCATCCATGTACATCGCCAGCGTACTTCTAAACTGTTCCCGGTTCTCTTCCGTGTCAGTTGTCAGGGTGCCTTGCATTCCGGGATGGATGAAGTGCCAGTAAAGATCAAGCGCCAGAGAAATAGTAGTAATTCCAAGCTGCCGTCCTTTCAACACCACAAAGAAGTGGATGTCATCTTGCAAGCCCCTTGCTACTTCATCCATGACGTAGGTCTGGCTACCAAGTAGGCTGTCGCCCAAGGTAATCATGCCCTTTTCTTTGGACTCAATCCTTAACTGACTACAGAAGCGGTAGAAGTTCTTGCGATCAAATTGCATGAATGGTGTATCCGTAGTGTTTGGCAAACAAGTCGTACACCGCTTCTTCTCCGTACATTTCTTTTGTCTGTTCTTGCGACAGCTTCCATAGCATCTCGCCATTGGACAGTAACTGCCTAAAGCGGCAGTGATGCCCAAATATCTTGGCTAAGTCCATCCCATCATGACATGGGCCAATATGTTCGAATGAGAAATACTTTGCCACCTCATCCGGTGCAAACTTAAGGCCACAGCGTTCCAAGTCTTTCCTCAAGATACAGGTCAACTGGATGTCTTCATTCATCATGATCGGGTCTGGCATCTGACGCCGCATCACACCGTACTTGCTAGGAGCCTGCAAGAACTTCTTACTACGCAAGGAAAAGCCACCGTTCTGCACTACGGTTGCTTCACCCTTCCCCCACCACTGATAAAAATTATGAAACTCGCCATTGGCAAGCAACCCTGCGTGGGTTAGGCCACCCACATAGTCATACTTCAACCACTCATCATTCCAATTGTCTTTATCCAACGCCCACCCATCATGCTGCACAATCAGGGCGTACTCTGTATCAATGTAGTTATGCAGCGCGTACATTACGAACTCGCTGTAACCAAAGTAATCCAACCTTGCTGGCAGTATCTTCTGTGGCACGAACGTCACATCAATCTCAACATTCGTGATCAACAACGGTTGCGATCCCGGCAATGCTGCCGCCGTTCTCTTAATCGCAGGTATGGCAGTCGCACCCCTACCATCTCCATAAATGGCTACCACCGTGATGTCTTTATATTTATCTTTTTGCACGACGCCTCTCCGTCTCAAAGCCTTCCAAGTTCCAGTTAGCAATCCTGTACCGCGCCTCATAGTCCTTGGCACAGGCCAGCAACTCCCGAACGACCTCCGGCCTAAACACCTCTTTCCAAGTCGCTACCAACTCACGCTTGGCTTTAGGACTCGCTGCTGCTATCGCCTTCCTCATCTCATCGCGCAACACCCGGCGCGATAACAGCAACTCCTCTTGGTATTTGTCTTCAGGACTCATCTGACGCTTGCGCCAAAGCCTTGATCTCTTTGATGGGAATATCAAACGCATCATGCACCGCCAAGATAAAGTTCGCCCCTACCCCTAACGTGCCACCCCTGATCTTCGATAACGTCGGCCTCTTCACCTCCAAGTGCGCAGCCAACATCGAATCATTCTTTAACCGATACGTTGCCAGCAAGTAATCCAGCAACTTGTGCGGTTTCCTCACATACTCCTTCTCCATAACCCCTCCTATTCAATCCTCCACACACGAATCCCATCACCTTCCCGCCGACATACAAACTTCTTTGCCATGCGCTTACCCCGAATACGGTTGTAATTACACAAGACATTCATGTTTCCACCCGGCACATGAAAACTCTCTCCCACCTGCAATTCCTCATACGGATAGTTGTGCCGCACCTTCCCATCCGGCACAGGCACCGCACTCGTTATCTCATACATCCTCTTCCCCCTTCCTCGGGTTACACACTCTCAAATACCAAATCCCTAAGATCACCACCAACGGTGCGGTAAGACCCCATACCGCCAAGGCAATCATCAATACACTTATCACTGTATCCATCACCACCTCACCTGTGAACCTAGTGTGAATATAACACACACAATCTGGAAAACCGAATTTTCCTTGGGGCGGGGAGCGGAATAGGGCGCGCAACTCCGAGGGGTCGTGTCCAATTCGATAACCATAACAAATAGACAATCCCTTACCAGATCGACAACCCATTACCAATTGCACAAGCATGCCGATTGAACAACCTTGTCATCATTGCATGGACAATTACCCCTTTGGCATCAGACCATGTTATCCACTTGGCATGAATTAACCCTTTGGCATGTATCAAATAAGCAATATTGCCCCTGTGACAATGCCCTAGGCCAATTGTTAAATCTACAGGGGCGCGAGAATTGACAATATATCCATTATCGCCTTAGCAACAATCCCTAATAGATTACATATATCCCTACATACAAACCCATATAAAAATATATGCCTATATATATATAGATAGGCCTTGAGTTAATACGCACACCACCTATAATTAACACCAGTGCTATTGCACTATCCTAAACTTTACAAGGGGCTACAAATGCAAAAGAGAATCCAAGCGGCAATCGAAGAGCTGCGCAAGCATGGCTATTCCGCAAGCGAATCTAATATCGGCGGCTTTATTCGTGTTGCTGATCCGTTCGTGATTACTGGCGGCGGCAAGGTTGTTCAGACTGGCTTTGATGATGTTCAGATTCACCATACAAAGGTTTTCGAGTTTCTCGAAGAGCGCTCTTAATCCACTCAGGCCGCTTGCGCGGCCTTTTCCTATCCTAAGGGGCTACAAATGAAAGATTCGACAGTATTTATCTTGCTTGGCTTGCTTTGCATGATTTGGGTGTTGTTCTGCGCAGTAATCAGTGCTGGCTTAGTGCCAATGGCAGCATTTTGCGGTTTAGGCGTTATCTGGCTTGGTTTCGGCTTGGTATCGCTGGCAAATGACAATTAATCAATCAAGGGGCTATCAATGAAAACCGATATTGCACAATTAATCACTGACAGAATCATTTCAGAATTAGAAAAAGGGGCGACGCCGTGGGTAAAGCCGTGGCGAACACTCAAAGGCATGCCAGGCGAAGGTATGCCATTTAATCCGGCAAGCGGCACTGTTTATCGCGGTATCAATCACTTCTGGCTTGGCATGCAGCCTTTTGCTATGCCTTACTTTGTAACCTTCAAGCAAGCGCAGCAGCTTGGCGGCAGTGTGAAAGCGGAGCAAAAAGGCATTCCAGTTGTTTATTGGAATGTTCACAGAAAAGAAACAATCGGCGACAAAGGCGAATCAGTGACAAGCGCTTACGCTTTCATCAAACACTATTACGTTTTCAATATTGAACAATGCGAAGGAATTGAACTGCCTGCTATGCCTGAGATTCCAGAAGTAGATTGGGATGCCTGCGCTGAAGCTGATCAAATAGTTTCTCGCTTGCAATTGTCAGGCGGTTTAACTCATGCCGGTGATTCTGCCTATTACAGGCCTAGCACTGATGCCATTGTGATGCCACCACAAGCGGCTTTTGATACACGCGAAAATTACTATGCCACTTTGCTACACGAATCAGTCCATGCAAGCGGCCATGAAAAGCGATTAAAGCGAATCACTCCTGCCAGATTCGGAAGCGAAAATTATGCTTTTGAGGAATTAGTTGCGGAACTCGGTGCCGCTATGCTTTGCGCCAAATGCGGCATTGACGGAGATTTGCGGCACGCTGGATACATTGAATCGTGGCTACAGGCTTTGCGCAATGATAAGAAATTCATTCTCTCAGCGGCAGCAAAAGCACAAAATGCTCTGGATTATCTGACTGGTGAGCAAGTGAATGAGACTGAGCAAGTAACGGAAGCAATAGCCGCTTAAAACCCGACTGTAAGCC